CTCACGTAGGACTACCTAACAGTAGATCCTGCATGGACGAGGAGAGGCACAAGTACCTCCCGCGTGGCAAAAGCCACGGCCACCCTTCTCAGAAGGGTGACCTCCGTCCAAGCTTGATGTTGACGCGCTTGGGGCGTCCAGAACGCTCCAAATGCTCCGCATCGACACTTGGCGTGTCGAGGTGTGTTTCGGAGAACTCTGGCTGGGGAAGACCCCAACCATTGTACTCCTTACCACTGAGACATTTGAGCAAGGCACCAGGTCCATCTAGTTGATCTAGAGGGACTTTGGCATCCACGTAGTAGCCCTTGGTTAGAGGGCTGTGGGTGTTTGGATCCAGTTTCTCGAATTCATATCCGAGAACTGATTCCCTGCCGAGCAACGGTGACGATGGAGCTACATTTGGAAAGTGACGAATCACTCTTTTCATGTAGTCATCCATCCACCCTGCAGATCCCCAGAGACCAGCCCAATAAAGCTGGTTTCTGAGTGATACTGCAGAGATCACACCGTTCGCGTCCTGCCGTCGTGTCGGGAGTACCCGCCTGACCTTGACAATTGAAATGTCATGGCCGTCGTAGTACTCCTTTCCACAAGACTCTCTGAACCTTCCGGTCCAGTAAGACTTGTCAGTGTTAACTCGAAAACCGAAGTACTCGAGTTCACTCACAACGGACAGCACATAGTCAACGGGAACGATCAAATCGTCACCGAAGACACGCACCCGACCAGCGAAGTCCTTAATGGACTCGCTCGTCAGTGGAGCGCTGAGCTCACGCTCAATCCCCAAGAAGATCACGGTCGCAAAGACCATGGCTTCAAAGGGAAAGCAGAGAGCTGAACCCATAGACGCGAACTTGGCCAGGCGTTGAACGCCATGACCAGGAACGTCAGCCTTCCTAGACCTGCACGCTTGAACAGCCTCGAGCAATTCGGGGGTGTCATCGAGCAGATCTAGTACATGCTGATTGGAGACACGGTCGGAAGCTTCACTCAAATCGAGTGTAGCCAGATCCCCGCTGAGGGATCCGGAACGAGCCAGATGCCGATTAGGCTCCTGGTCGTCAATTCCGATAAGCTGGCGGAGGAAACCATCCTCCTTCCAAGCCTCAAGAAACGACCGCAAAAGTCCCTGCTGCGCATATTGCATCGCAGCAGGTTCAATTGCGATAATTCTTGGTGTCTTCAACGACTTAGGAACGGTGATAACCCTAACGGGTATCTCCGAACCGGGTTCGAGGAAGTGCACACGTTCGTTGAGATACTCCCCAAAGGAGTCATTCGCAACGAGGT